GATTGAAATTGTACCGCTAGTCTGGAGTGGCATCTTTTAGCCTCTGTACTTCGTCTTGCAATTCTTTAACTGCTTCGATGAGAAGGGCTACAATGTTTCCATATCGTACTGCTTTGTGTTCACCGCGCGTTGGATGATCTGCCGTATATACAAGTCCAGGAAGAACCATTTCAACTTCCTGAGCGATAACACCTGTTGCACTCTCACCTGGCTTATCCTTATATTCAAAAGTGTAACCGCCAAGGGCTTGAACTTTTTCAAGAGGATTTTCAATACGTTGAATATTTTGCTTAAGAGCAATATCTGATGTTGAATAATCAGTAACAACCTCACCTGTTGCATAAACGTTGTTTGCAGTTAAGTTTGCATTAACCATGCTAACGTTTCCGTCAAAACTTACTGTACCTTCAAAACGAGCATCGCCGTTAACGTCTAAGTCTGTGGTAATTTCAACTGCTTCGGTTGTAATAAGGTTTGGAACCGTAAGTGTACCGCCTGTTGTTAGTTCAAACTTTGTATCTCCAGTTCCTGTGTTAATAATAAAATTACGATTTGTAGAATCTTCAAGGCCTACGTCCCATCCTACAGTTCCATCAGTATATTTTGTTTGTCCACCACCTGATGAATATTCAAACGTAGCGCAAAGCTGGGATGTTGCGGCTGTAACAGTAATAGGTACATCAAAATCGACATCGGATCCTGCTGTTCTTGATGTAATTGTATTTGACTTAACTGCGGTTGTAGCAATTAAATTTGTTCCAGTAAAATCTCCAACAAGAGTTGCGTTACCGTTTGTAGTATCGCCCGCACCAGTAGAAGCGGTCAAGGTTTCATTCTTAAACAAATCCACCATCTCGTTTGTTTTATCAAACCAGTTTTGGAACGTTTGAGACGTAGTGATATTTGTAATACTTGACTTTGCCATCTAATTAATTCTCTACTTTTTCTAGTTTTTCGCATACACGAGCTAACGTTAGTTTAATATCATCAAGCTCTTTTGTCAAACGCGTAACTTTACGATGAAGAGCACGTTCTGTTTTATATTTATTCAGTGCAGCCGCGTCTGTTGATATTACTGCATTGGATTTTGCGTGTCTTTGCTGGTTCATCATGTTACCGCAATTGCTCTAAAGTCCGTTACCGTTGGTACTTGGTGAATATTGGGCGATGTCAAATCAATGCGGATTGCAAATTTACGGAACCCAACAAAGTCTCCACCGGCCGCCGAAGTATATTCTAAAGCACCATCTGAGTTTAAGTCATCGTCTGAAACCGTGTATACAAATTCTTTATAATCGTTTTGATTTGAAAGGGACGAAAATGCTCGAGCACCTTCTGAGCATTCAAGCTCAATCCAATCTAGATTTGCGAATGATTCAGAATCATAAGAGTGTTGCGGCTTGATGTAAACTTTAATATCAGTACCTTTTGGTTTATAACCAGTCAAGTATACTTTCATATCCTCTGCATCAAGATCTTCGGCTAATTCAACAACCTGAGAAATATAATGAACTGAATCTGTTGCAGTTGTGGTTGAATTAATGCGATATTGATTTGCCATGAGCATTGATGTTTCAATGTCAACTAACGGCGATGAAGTAACGTTACTTGCGTTTTCAAGATTTACCGTAATATCAAATGGTTTTGTCCCACTTAAATTGTTCGATTTACTATAAACGACTACGCCGTTTTGAGCAAAATAATTTGAAGTTCCAAACTTCATATTCATATCGTAATAATTATTCGTATTATTAGTATCAACAAAGTTTCCTTCGAGAGAAGTTCTTGAAGAAGAATCATTTGTCTTTTGAATGATAGGCTGCACATAACTTAAATTGATGTCATCAATCGTTGATACTTCGCCTTCAGTTTCACTTATTAAACCATAAACAGTGTTTGATGTTCCAAACGAGAATGTACTTGTTGCAGAACTTCCTTCAATGTAAAGTTTTTCAGGTCTACGATGGTTGTGATAAATTGCTCTACCTGCCACGACTGGGCGACCACTTGCAACCGCAAACGATACTTTATCAACCGTTGTCATTTGCGAAGCAGAATCAACACTTGCAATTTCAAGCACTTCTTTTCTTGTATTGCCTGAATTTTCAACTAATATAAAATCGCCTGCTGAATAAGTATCATCAAGATTTGTGCCTGTAATTGTTTTAGATCCTGAAGACATGCTTAATGTATCGTTACCACCAACCGTGTCTTTCAATTGATAAACAATTTCGCCAGACGTAAATTGCCCATCCCAGTCAGACAATGTAAAGAATTCGTGATCATTATTTGTTAATGTAATTGTGCCAGTTGAAGCATTAAAGTTGTGACGATATAATGTGAACTTAAGGTCTTCATCCTGATAAGACTTCCAAGCTTTATTGTTTGTTGACGTAAATAAAACACCATCACCCCAATCTGCAACAACAGATTGACCGTTTGTATCACCTGGTGTTAAATCGGTGCCTCCAACCTTAGAAGTAAATACGAGGTAATTTGGATCGTTTGCATCTGGCTTAACAACAACTGCATATTCTGTTTCGGTTTCTAAACGAACCGGCGCTTCAAAGTCAACAGTTGTGATTGCACTTGAATCATCTGAAACATTTACGTCTGAAGGTTTCAGATGTACTGAACCAAACGGAATAATACGATTTGACGGATATCCATTTACTACTTCTCTTAACTGTACTGTTACCCCGTTAACTGAGCTCTTACGTTTAAAGAATAGATCAACTTTTGAAATCATAACAGTATCAGATCCTTTACCCATACCTTCTTTGATGAAGAATGTTTGAGCAAGAGGGTCGCCGTTATTTACTGGTCTTAAAGCAACGTTACGAGTTGTAACCGTTGAGTCAAAGTCAACTTCAGGTACTCGAGTTTGTAATGTAGTTTTTTCTTGTTCAACATTATACGCATGGAAAGAAACCTTACCACCTGATGTTCCTGAAGATTCTATATCACTGTATTGATTAACGTCATGAACTTCAAGTCTTCTTTCACCAACATAAAATGTTTCAGCAGGAATATCGAATACTGCTCGAAGAATACCATTTGCATCCGTTTCAACTGCATCGCCTTTTTCACCAAATTTTGCAACACTTCTAGGATGATCTTCATCTGTCCCAGGCGTAACATGAGAGTCAATGTCTTGACCATCAAAGTAAAAATAATGGCGAGTATTTGGGCGCAATCCTGCCATAAAGATTTTGACTTCTTGCGGCCTAATAAACGGATTAAACGATGTGTTTGTGACAAAATCTCCAACAGGGTTTGTTCCACCTTCGTTAATAGAAAGAGATGTTGTTGTTACTCTTTGAGTCTGCCACCACCAATTTCCGTCATTCCATCTGCGCCCTACGTTTGATATGTTAGTACCAGTTAAAGGCAAAAATTCTTGAATTGCATCCGCAAATTCTTGGAATGGTGTTGCAATATCAATCGTTGCTGGTACTGGGTTTGTAACAGTATCAACCCCGAAATCGTGAGAAGGAGATAATGCACCTACACCACGATAGTCATAGAAATTACTCACGCAGTTTCTTGAGTTTGTAGCAAATGGTTGCTTAATTAATTCTACATGACTGTTGCGGCTTAGTGTCCCTGTGTCTGCAATTGCAGTTGTTGGGAATAGAGTTGCCGATGATGAAGACTTATATTTTAAACTAAGTGGGAAAGAAACAACTGGAGGAGTCATTACCTTTTTATCAAATGGAACCGCGGCGGCAAATAAAGGATCTTCCATATTTGCAAACTTTAAATCGTTAAATGGTTCTGCAAGATATCCATTTTTGAATCTTGTTAGCCCATCGGCATCAAGAACATTGATACTATCAACGGTTCTTTCTAGTTGATTTAAACTAATGTAATATTCCATACGATTGACGCGATCGTCAATTGCAGCAATATCTTTCATTGTAAATCTTTGTGTTCCATGACTCTTTGTGCGAATTGCATACGCAGGCTTCTTTGCGCGGTCTGCGTCAAACGCTGAAAGCGCAGGATATCCTGGGATAAAGATTTCAGATACAATCATTTTGTCGCTTGAAATTCTTGGTGGCCCTGGCTCTTGCTCTTCGTTTCCTTTAACAACTTCAATCGTTCCAAACGAATCAATTGTAAGATAATCAATGCGAGCATTATAAGATTCAATGTCACAAGTTACCGATTCGTCCACGGCAGGAACAATAAAGTTTGAGCCTGTAAATGATGGTGTTGTTCCATCCGCAGAATCGCTGATCGTTGGTGCAGACCCTGGAGATGTATTATCATAATCAGCGTTTGAAACTTTATCTACGTATGGGCGAAAATCAAAACATTCTCTTAAATTATATGTACCGCCATTTGAACCTTGGTAAACCGCCAAATCTTGTGAACGAATTTTGTCAGCAGGCAATGTTTCAGAGTCATCGTCAATAGGATAACTGTTGATTGTAAAGAAGTAACTACCTGTACTTGTGTTTAATTGGAATACACCTACACGAATAGTTAGAGTTCCATTAGCTGGCTTTGGTCTTCCTTGGATATGCTCCATGTAAGAGATATCGTAATAACCGTCTTTTTGGTTTGTATGTAAACGGAAGCTATCTGTAAAATCGTTTGAGCTTGAATCTTCAACGCTAATAATTTTATATACATCAGGGAAGCCAAGACTATATCTATCTTGTGAAGTGGTATAAGCAACCTTAACGTAAGGCTTTTTAACCGCTTTATTGTAAGGAGTCGTTGATTGGATATTACGATTTACGTATACCGTTGCTGTTCCTGAAGCCGCTCCTCCAACTGTAATTACAAGTTCAGAGTTATTTGATTGAGAAACTGCACTTGTAATTGAACGGCTCGTATCTGTTGAATCTACGACAACAACGTCATCGTTATTAATATCGTAATCGTAAACACCACCGCCGTTTGTTAATGTAATTTCATTTGAAGAAATACTTGCGCTCGTAATTACATCACGAATTGGAAGTTTAATATCTGTTGTGCCTTTAACGCTAAACGCGCCAGTTGGGAAAAGCATAGGAGCTTTGTTTTGTTCTTGTACTAAAGATCCGGCTGTGATGTCAATTGTGCCCGATGTTGCATCAATTTGATCTACGTCAGCAAATGATTTACCTGCAGTAGTAATACGAGATCCAAATAGGTAAATACGATCTTGCGTAAGATTGCGGACAAACGTTTTACCAATAACAGTTCCACCTTCTTCAAGATCTGCCTCAGTAAAATCTAAATCAATTGTTCCGCTAATTGTGTCAACGTTAACAAAGTTTCCGTAGTCAATTGAGACTGGCTGATTTTCTAAGGTTGTCGTATTTGCGACATTATCAATTGTAAATGATTGTTCACCTGAGCTTTCCACACGGAAACCTTTAACATATGCAATGCCTGGGCTAACAACAACTTTAAGATCGTTGCCGCGCTTTTCAGATCTTGTGCCAAATCTTTCAACAATATAATTTCCAGACTCTTCATATGTTCTGCGAGCCATTTCATTCCCAATAGCGTTATATTGAGAAACGTCTCTAAGCTGAACTGCATTACCGTCAACATAGCGAGCAAGAGTAAAAAAGTCTGCGTCTTCGTTTGCGTCTGAGGTTGCTTTTGCTACTAATTTTGGAGTAAGTTTTAAACGATCGGCTCCTGGTGCGTTTTCGTTTTTACTTCCGTTTGCGTTATCAAATAAGCTACCGTCTTGTAAAGAAGTTATAATTGTTTCGTTTACTTCGTAACCGATTGATTTTTGGTCAGGACTTGCAGAGTATTTTTCAACAATTAATGTTTGCTCCGCAGTAAAAATGAAATTACCTTTTTGGAATACGATGCCAGGAGCAGCTTGAATACCAAACGAATTTCCGGTTGGAGCAGGGTCATTCGGCGAAACGTTAATAGAAGCAATATTTGTTTCAGTTTCTTCCAGGGAATCACCGATGTATTTGTACTTATTTACTTTAAGTAATTCACCAGATTGGAATTTTTTATAATTGCTTGATTCGTTTGTGGTTAAGTAATTAATGAAAAACGTGTTTAAGTCTGGGGGACGAGTTTCAAAGCCACGCTCTGCTTCAATAATTTTTGCTTTAAGACCAGTAACATCACCTTCTAATTCGTAAACATAGTCCACTTCAGTATCAACCGTGTTAATTACTTCTGTGACAGTTTTACTTACATATGATTTAACGTCAAAACCAGCCTTATCCCTAACTTTAACATATTCCAATTTATCTAGGTTTGTAAAAGTGCACCCTTTTACAATTGAGCCTTCTTGGAATATATTATCGCCAAACGTTTCAACTTGGTTTTGCAGCATTGACTGGAGCTGCGTAAGTTCACGAGCCTGCACCGCATATCCTGGCTTATACAGAATACGGTAAAACTGTTTTTCTGTATCAAAGTCATCAAAATATGGTGCAATATTTAGATCTGTATTAATAGGCATTTAGTTTTACTTCCTTAAAATTCCAGCAACAGTTTATATTCTTCTCTTGACTGATTTGTTCTATCCAACGGCGTAAAGTCTTCCATAAAATAAACTAAGCCAGAACGTTGTGTGAGCGGCGATTCAGTTACATTATTAGCTACTGGACTATTTATTTCAATTGTCACGCCTGACTCATTTTGAAAATCAAGGGTGTAATCGAGAGCAATGTCATTGTCATCTTGAGCTGCATGGACACGGTTATAATCATATAGATAAATCGTATTTGCCGAGGCATCAATTTCATGAACGCGACCGGCAAAGCAAGTATCATTATCGTCGTTAACTTGTGTAAGAACCTCGTTAACGGAAACTGAGCCATAATCATCAGTTACGATTTTGATACGATTATCAAATATTTTAGGATTGTGTGTATCGGTATTTGCACTTTCCCATTCAGGCTCTTTAACTATACCCAGGTGAGAATAACTATTAGTGCTTCCAATTTTATTATTATCATCTTCTGTAATGTAGCCGTATAATAAAATATGACGACATTTTAATTCTTCGAGACGGTCTGTATTGTGGCCGCCTTTTGGCGATAAGACAGGACGAATAGTTGCACGGATGTCTGTTTCGGCAGAATCTTCTGGATCAAAATTATATAACGGGTCTACAACTTTTGCTGTAACTGTATGGTACCCAGATCCTTTATTCGTAACAAGAACTGATGTAATAATTCCATCTTCTACAATTGGATATGCTTCTGCCCCTGACCCGTTTCCGTCAATTTGAATACGAGGAACTAATTGGAAAGACGCAGGAGTGCGAACTCCATCTGCTCTTGGATCATCTCCGTCTGATAACTGAATATCAGCAGTTTCCGCAGCTTCGTCATAATCGTATGTTGAAACTGTGTAAATTCTTGTAATGCCGTCGTGTGTAATTACGCAAGACATATCAGAATAATAATTTGTAATTTCATTTAATGGGTTTTCAAGACTGCCTGAAACTGTAATTGTCCCATCGTTCCCAGGTGATGCTGCTAAAGAACCAGTCGCCCTTGGGTAACCTGCGTTTGCTTCTACGTTAGTTACAAAAATTTGGTCAATAGGAGATCCTGTGGTTGTAGGCTGTGTATTCGCTGGTGAATTATTTGCATCGGAATCAAAAGGCGCATACGTAAAATCGTCAACAACTGGAATGTAACCTACAGCATTATATGCTTCAAACTCTGCCTGCGATAATTTGTACATATATTTCCAAACGTACCCGTCAGCCGTGCGATATATTTGGTCAGTTGTTGTTGCATTAAAGTTTGGCGCGTTTGAAACTTTGCCATCATTATTGTTATATAGGCACTTATAAACACGATAATCACCAGTGTTGTTAATGTTTGGCCCAACTACACAATAAAATCTTTGCGTATCAAGATCTACGATATCGTCATATTGCACAAATATTTGACCTTGCTGCCAAGGATAATATTTAACCATAAACTTGCAGTCAGAATTAAGAATCTTTTTACCAAAGATTACTTTATCTAAAAAGTTATTTTTGCTCGAAATCGAGTTTACGACTTGCTGTCTTTCTTCACCTTCTCTGGTTACTGAAGACACAAAAACATAATACTCGTTATCTTGCAAGTCATCAAAAAACATGCGAACGGTATCGGTTTTAAGTATTGATGTAAGTGTCTCAGCCATCTATTTTACCTTTGTTTTCCATTATTTATACTAACTCACCGTAATTGAATTTGACATCGCACTGTGGAACTGACAGATATAATGGTAGGTTACTGCGCTTCCAACGGTCCAATCAACGTTGCCA